AGAGAACGTTAAAGGGAACGTCGTAGGTAGTTGCTGTGAGTCCTGATGTATATTCAATGTAGCTGTTAGCCATAATTTATTTTAGGTTGAGGGATTCTAGTAGGCTTTCAGGTTGCTCGGAGAATGCCTCGCGTTCCTTTAAGATGTCATAGATGTTGTTTCCATCGCTATCTACATAATCTGTAGCGGCTTTGGAGTTGAGAATTTTATCACGAGCTTCAGCACGATACTCCGAGATGACGTCTTTAATCATCTCCATGCCTTCGTTGACATCAGTACCTTGTTCGTTTTGCTCGTAGCCTTTCTTATATTCACGTTTAAAGTCGCCAGTCTTTACTAGTTTATTCAAAGCTTGGCGCAGTGTCTTACCACCCAAACGCGTTTCGCTTATGAGTTGCCCGTAGACGCTATAGAGGTCTTCGTTGTCTTCGTTGATGAAGTTCTTTAGCTTTAACCCAGAGATACTTGTAGGCACACCAGAGACGCTCTTGAAGCTCATAGCATCCTCCAGGAGAATGTCGTCAATGGGCTCACGTTCTGGTAAGGTCTTACCAGCAAACGGTAGAACGTAGCTCGCTAGGGATGGTTCCTCTTTGATTTTAGGCTCACCTAGGAGCGTTAATCGATAGTTACCTGTCTCTTGTCCTAATGAGGCGCTCAGGGTGGTGTCAAAGAACTCGCCCGCACCAGTATCAGTAACAAATTCTTCATCGAACTTATTAAAGTTGCGCACCTCGGCGGGAACAGGGATGAGTGAACGAACAATACCCATTGTGCCACGTTCTTGGGTCTCAGGATTGGGAGACATAATCTGTGTCATATAACGAACACCTGTAGCAAATGGGGAGTCCGTAGCAATAGATTTAGTAACCGATGTAAGGAACTGAGCCATTGTTTGGTCTTCTGTGAGTGCTCCAGCTTCAGCAGCTGCTTGACGGCGAGCGTAGTCAGCACCAAGAGCAAAGACACCCTTGAGTGGCTCAAAGTATTTAAAGTCATACTCGGAGCCTCCTAGGACTATCTTCCAGCTATTAGGAGCACCTTGAACTTTAGCTGTCGCTATCTTTTGCTCTTCAGTCATCCAAGAGTCGGTACCAGCGACCTGTCCGTTCTTAGCCATCTCGTAGCCAAGGAAGAACAGCCCAGCGCCCACTCCGAGCTTACCGAGATCTTCGTAATCCTTCTGCATCTTGAGGTCTTTGACATCAGCCAGAGAGTTCTCTAGTGCCGCTATTTGCTTCTCTGCCGCTTCGACTACATCAGCATCTTCAGACTTTAGGAGAGCCTTCTGTTCTTTAATATCAAGCTCTATGTTTGAAATCTTTTTGTTATACTTACCAAAGGTAGCGGAGCTTCCTATGGCGAATTCAGCGCGTCTCGTTAAACCACCAGCTACGTTCTTAGTCACGTTGATAGGAGCGGCGATGTAAGAGAGATTAGCACTCAAGGCTCTCATGGGAACACCAATGAACACAAAGAGTGTCCTAGCAAGCAGTCCAGCTTCATCCATGTTACCCGATGTCTTCACGAGAGCGGATATAATGCCGTCCGTAAGATCCTTTCGGATGTCCTTCGGGTCTAAATCCATAGCACGGAAGTGGTCACGACGAGCAGTGTTAAAGATGTCAGCATACTCAGGATCATACTTAGCTTGTAGACCACCACGGGAACGATCAAAGGCTGCTTCCATGTATTCCTCGGAGGACTTCCAGACACTATCAGCACCATCGTCAATAGCGTTCTTGATGCCCTTAGCACGAGCGGCTCGCATTGAGTGAGCAATCAAAGATATTTCCTCAAGGCCGCCAATGAGCGAGATACCATAATCAAAGAAGAAGGCAGGAATTTGCGCTGGCTTACTATTTAGGATGGTAGCTTTAGCTTTAAGGTATTTACGAGCTAATTCAGACTGAGCTTCAGTGACAGCTTGGCGGCGTTGCGCTTGTTTGATGCGTCTTTTAACACGGTGGTTAGGCTCAGAGGCTTCCGCTAGTTGATCTTTGATATAAGCGTTACGATCACGATACAGGAAGTTACTATCACCTTTGTTTAAGATGGTATCCTTAGAGGAACGTAGAGTGTCCCCTAGGTGCTTTGTAATCATCCGCACGTATTCATAGGTTCCTGAGATGTCCGCAGCGGCATATTGAGCGCGACGAGAGACCGATATGCCTTCTAACTTCAGAGACTTAGCTATGTTGTAGGGAGTGTTAATTATAGGACGAGCCACAGCCATAAGAGTAGCAGAAGGAACACCCACGAAAGCAGTCTTAGCTTGGTTAAGCATCTGAGTAAGACGTAGAGTAAAGTAACCATCAATGGCTTGCTGAAAGACGCCTACACGCTCTCCTGTGAAAGTCTTGGCCACTTGGTCAGCGATAGCGTCTACTTTCTCCTCTTTAGATAGCTTAGGAGCACCTTTAGCTTTCTTCTTAGCATCCCTAGCCACCTTCTTAGCCAACTTAGTATCAATCTCTACGTCCTCGTCTACGAGCTTCTGTAGCATTCCTTTGAGAACGATAAGGTCTTCTGTGCGCTTGTTGCCAGCAGCAGTGATACCAGCAGCGTAGTCCGTAGTCCCATTATTCATAGCTTGACGGGTGTTCGCTTGAAGCTCGGAGCCTTGTGCGTAGTCCTTCTTGGAGATAGCGCGGTCAAACTCTGTGTATTTATCAATGCGCCCAAGGATTTTCTTAGCGGTCGCTATGTCTTTATTCTTGAGGAGATCGTTGACGTCTCCAAAGAACTCCTGAGCGACTGCTCGGAAGTGAGATTTAACCTTGCGAGTAACACGAGCTCCCTTGCCACCTGTGCGGTCGCCCGTAAGGATGTCGTTAATGGCGGCGAGAGAGGCGTCGATAGGGTCAGCTTCGGGAGTGGCTTCGGGTGTTTTGGGGGCTGGGGTAGCCTCTACTACTTTTGGCTTACCGACATTGTCATAATCCTTTGGCTCCATTAACCATCGGTCTTTTCCAATCTCTTCTTTAATCTCAAAGCCTCGGTGCTCCAGCATCTCCTTCATCTTAGGGCTAACAACATCCACCTGCATCGTTGCCTTAGGATTCATGTCCCTAAGCTCATAAGGCATCTTAATGACGTCATCTAGGAGTTTACTACCTACACCAGTTCCGTCGGCTGCTTCACTCACAACAACATCGAAAGTGTAGTTATCCCCATCATTAGAAACAAAGGTGCCACCAATAACTTCTCCGTCTTCATTACGAACAACGGAATTAGCTTCGCGGTCACTCGTAATACCCAAGTCACGCTCTTTGGCTATCTTACGGAGAGCTTCGTCGACATCATAATCAATCTCTCCATCTTCATCATATACGGACTCAATTTCGTAGTCTTTCTTAGGGGCGGGGGTAGCCTCTGGTGTCGCTACCGCTTCTGGGGTTTCTTTAGGTGTCTCAGGGGCTTCTGGAACATCTGAAGGTATCTTCTCGCCTCCTACAGTGACCTCTAAGGGCTGTGTCTCTCCTACGAGTTCCTCGATGACTTCCCGTTGGGGCATCTTAGGAGCCTCACCAATGTCATCCATAGCATCCGAGATGTCCTCAGCGAGAACCTCTCCTTTAGCTACCATTACATCTACTTCGTCGGCAGTCTTACCACTGATCTTGTTAAATAAATTCTTTGTCTTAGGCGCAAGAACCTTAGCACCTTCAATGCCTCCACCTAAAGCTGTACCGAGTGTTGCACCAGCGGCAACACCAAAGCCTAGCTCACCAAGAGTCGGCATCCGTTGCTCATCAATAACAGCCACGGCTGTAACTTCACCAGCACCCATAGCAGCACCTTGAACGGTATGGGAACCTAGTTGCTTTGTAAGCATTGCGAGCTTTGTGGCTTGCTTACCTTTACCGAGAAACGGAACGGTGTTCACGAGTCCTGCAAACAAAGCGCGACCTTGAGATATACCTTCTCGTCCTTCAGCTTTCTGAGCTGCGACGGAACCAGCATAGCCACCAGAAAAGGTAGCTCCTATCCAAGTAACAGGAGCAAAAGGCCCTGAAGCTGCCGAAGCTGGAACAGCAGCCGCTTGTGCGCCTCCACTGATTGCAATCTCTGCCGTGAGACCCGCTATCTGTTGTTTAAGGGTCGGGCCCCCGTTCTCTTCAGTCTCAATCTCCTCACGAACATTACGAGCAACAAAGATCGCTTCTTCGGGTGTCTCTGGTTCGACTGTAGGTGTTTCTAAGGTCTCACCTTTAGGCTGTAATACAATGTCCTCTTCAGGTGTTTCTGGAGCGGCTTCTAGGTTATCAAATAGTCCCATATAATTTATCTGTTAGCGATGTTTCTAAGCGTCTCTTGAGCTTCCTCTAATTTGTAATAATCTTCTACGCTGTCAAAGCCATAACCCTCCCACATCTTGATAGCTTTCTTCTGTTCGGTAGTGCGTTCGCCTTCTGAAACGCTGAGTCCTCTAAGGGCTGGTATCATGCTACGGAGAACATTATCGCCTAGTAGAACGTCAGCAAAGCCCATATCGGCATCGTTGAGCATCTTTAGGTCAATAGATTCCACCGTGGGGAACCCGTAGTCCAGTAGGCTTGCTTGTAGAAGGCGTCGCTTCTCACTTGCACTAAGTCCGCGCTTTGTTGTTTCGAGTGCTTTCAAGGCTTCGCGATCACTGGACAATTCAGTAGCAGTAACACCTTCTCCAGAGAATGATTTAAGGTCACGAACACTACGATTGTCTTCACCCTCTTCTCGTGCTTCCTTCTCTTTTGATGGTGGTAGGTTGACTTCTAGGAGGCTCTCAGTGTCTCCGCGTAGGTCTGCACGACGCTTGTATTGTCCTTTAAGCTCATCAGCTTTGTCTGAAAGTAGTCCCTCATATACAGCAATGTCACCTTTAGCTTGGCGATAGAGGCTCGGTGCTACGGCGTCTAAGTCCGATTGAAGGGCGACAGCGTACTCATCAGCATAAGCCCCATAAATAGGTCTACGCGAGGAGCCTGTAGTAGCTCGGATATCTTTTTGAGCTTCACGAATAATAGAACCCTTCTGACTAGGAACGGTTGCCCACTCGTAGTCCGCGTTAATACGTCTCATCATTTCTATGTAGTCAGGGTCTTGTACGTTCACCTTACGACCATTCACGGACACAGGGAGGTATGTACGAGCTGTGTTTGGGTTACGATCCATAACAGCTCTAACGTCTGCTTCAAGTGTTTCCATGTCTTCTGGCGTGAATGTCCCAATAGTAGAAGCACTACCACCGAAGTATTCTTTCTTAGCTCTGTTAATCTCTCCGAGTTGGTCGTTAAGGAGGTCACGAGTTGTTTCGTTCTCAGCGTTGCGTGCTAGGTCGCGGTAGGCGTCTATCATAGCATCAATACCACCAGCAGAAGAAGCCTCAGCGAACGCCTGCGCGTCCTCATCAGAAACCCCAGCACGCTTAGCCATACGTAGAGCAGATGCTTGACGGTCTTCAATAGACACATCTGGGTCAGCTACGTCTTGCATCAAGGCGTCTACAGAACGCCCTAAGCCTTTTGAGTTGTCCGAGAAGGATACCTCATTCTTTTCTCTAGCTGAGCGGATAGCACGCTTAATAGATGTGATTTCTTTCTTACCTGCAGAGGAACCAAAGAGCTTAGCGTTGCCGTGTAAAGTGTAAGTTGCAGCTTCATTTAACAAAGCTTCAGCTTGGGAAAGTTTACCTTGCTCCAACAATACAGCTACGTCAGCCGTGACAATCCCACGGAGCTTAGCGGCTTTCTCGGATGGCTTCAGGTCAAGAGCCCAAGCGTTCATCTCAGCGCGAGCGTGTTTAAGACCAGCGGTAACACCTTGCTTCTTAATGATGTCAGAGGTGTTAGCGGAGAGCTGCATAAAGGCTTGGTCTTTCTTGTTATCTACCCAAGCGGCTGTAGCTTCGTCCCGTAGGTTGTCTACGAAGGTGCCTGTGAGGGCTGCTATAGCTTGCTCACGATTACCGTTACCACCAAACTGGTCTAACAACTCATCGGCAAACGCTTGGCGTTCACCTTCCATTGTCGCTATGAACTCTTCAGGGGTTTGCTTGAGGGAAGCATCAGTCCGAGATAGGTTCATAAAGCGTTCCTTGATTGCCTCTTCGTTCATTACAAAGTGACGCTTAACGATACCTTGTTGGTAAGCTTTATCGTAGCCTAGGATGCCTTTAGTTTCGGGATCATTCAGTGCGCCCTCGACGTCCATAGTAGATGCAGCAGCTTCCGCTCCCATCTCCTTAGCGATGTTAGAGGCTTGCCCTAGGACTTGAGGAGTGCGCCTAAGGGCTTGCGCTAGTTGTAACGCTGAGTTGGTCTTAGGTGTCGCTTGGACGGCTACGTTATACTGCCCCGCGCGTTGAACCGTTGGGGATAACGCTGGTGTTCCTAGGTCTAATTGTACTTGTTTACGCATTATTATTTAAGAGTTGAATAAGTGGACAGTCCTGTTTGAGCACCGCCAATAGCAGCCCCAAGGTAATCAGGTTGTTCAATAGGCTTGTTGATACGAAGCATGTTGTTAGTGAAACCAAGACCAGCTTGATCCAGTTGCATCGTGCGATTCACATTGCTCATCTGTAGTTGCTGTTGTGTAGCAAAGTTATAGCTAGCTTCTTCTCGTGTCAGATCGTTGATAAGAGCGTCAACACTAAGCCCTGCTACTCCTGCTTCCCCAGCACTCACACGAGCCGTTGCGCGTGCCTCACGAGCTTTCCTAGCAGACTCATTGACGCGCTGGGCTGCTGCTACTTCCTCTTGTCCTTGCTGGATACGCATAGAGGACACTTCTTGAAGGTAACGCTGACGTTCTGCTGCCGATGCGTTGGCCTGGGAACGTGCTTGGGCTTTTGCTTGTTGCTTTTGACCTTGGATCTGAGCACCCATTGATGCCATAGCCAGTCCTATAGATATTGGTTCACACATATTATTTAGAGGGGATTATAAATTCAAAGAAGGGTTGATTGCTAAAGGTAAGTTTACGAATGAAGACTGCTCCACAGAATTTGAGCCACTTAAGGGCTACGTGGTTATCCTCATGGACAAAGTTAAAGGTTGCGCCATAAGGCTTGGTTAATCGTTGAGTCCACTCACGGGACGCTTTAAGGAAGTCATAGGCGTTATCAGAAACACCATCGGTGCCTAGACACCAGATATAGGCCAGGTCATCTATCTGTCCTACGCCGAACATCGCAAAGGGAACGTCATCAGCATCTAGGGCTGTCAGAGTAACGTCATCTGTTGCTAAGGCTCTTAGGAGCGACGTACAGGGCTCATGACCCATGCACTCTATCTCTACCTTGTCTGCTTTTCGGAGACGTGGATAGAGGTAAGCTACATGAGCGTAGTTAGCCTCTACTACCTTACAAGACCCATGAGTGCTGAGGACTTTATCCATATCGATTAGAGCGGGTGTGAACAAAGGATTCAAACTCGGCACTCTGGAATGTGCTAGGGAGCGCACTCTCGTTTTCAATAGTGATCGTTGTATCCTGTGGTTTGGTGAACACAGGGAAGCGATAGAAGCCGCTGTCGAGGCTCAAGGAACCAAGGGTAGAAGAACCTACAACATCAGGCGTAAAGACATTCTCATAGGTATCTCGGAACTTAGGAGTGACCTTAACTTTGAAGTAGCTGGTATCTGCATAGTAGAGGGAGCCGTTACGGATCATCATCTTGGCGGCATTAGAGGGACTCTTACCGTTGCCTGCTTTGGCTTTGAAGAGTTGCTCAGAGAAGGTGTATTTCATTGTGTAAGGAATGCCTACCCAGACATCTGTATCTGCTGACACAGGGTTGCTAAGGGTGACTGTAGAGCCGCTATTGGTGCAGTTAAGGGCTAACCCATCGGTCGTGTATACTTCCACTGAGTTGTCCTCTGGGGTGTAAGGTAGGGTGATTGTATCGTCACCATCGTCTACGGTAGCAGACACTCGACTGTCTAGGTGAGTAACGTAACCAGCAGCGTCCTTTAAGCCCGACTCTAAGGGCATCTCAACGAGGTTCGTTTCGTCGTTGTGGGTGATGACTGCGTAGAGACTCGACTCCATGAACTCAATGCCCCTTACCTCACCCGTGAAGGTAAACTTCGACCAAGCACTCAGGACTTTCTGGTTGTTGTTCCAGAAGTAATTGTAGATGTATAGGGAGCCTTTCTCGTCAGCACTGAGCAGAGCTATAACGTCCTCTGAGGTAGTCCCAGCCATTGCTATAATGTTACTAGGAATGTAAGCGGGAACGTGCTCGGTGACTTCTACAGAGTCGTAGACATCCGTAGAGGCATTAACAGTGAACTCTCGCACGCCTGTAAACGTGCCACGAGTGAATGGGTAGTAGATATATGAACCCAGAGGCAAAGGGTCAGTCTTAGCTGTAAAATCAAAATTAGTTATTGGATTAACACTAACCGTCCTTGGAGTAAGTAGGTCTCCACCCTTGAGAGCAAACTGAGCAGACTCAGAAAACAGAATAAGGTTTTCTTGGAATCCAACAGCACTCTTGAGGTTAGTGACTAATTTAGAATTAACAGACACATCAATCGGAGCAGAGTCCAATAGAGTGGTTGTTGTTGTTCTAAAGAAGTTGAAGAAATGACCAGCCTCGGAAAAGATGATATTATCACCAGACAACAGCACCAATCTGTTCTTAAATAGACCAATGTTGTTAATTTTGCTACCCACAAAGGAAGGCAGTGGGTTGGTGTCGTTATCTCCTACTGTCCTTGAGTCCCAAGATACTTCCTTTAGTTCAAATGAATCCAAACCATTATTTACTAACGTAAGTGGCATTGTAGCTGCGTCAAAACTTTGGACTGTATTAAACCCAACAGCTTCTTGCCAAGCCCCCTCGCTCCAATCTCCGCCATTTGCCGTGCGGAACTGAACGTAGTAGTCATCTTGGTCAATCTCCGCATCCCCAATAATTTTAACCTTAAAGTTATTTGGACAGTTCAGTGGTAGGGATGTGAGAGCAGATACCTCCTTGTAAAGCAACCCCAACCCTTCACCAGATAAGTCATCTTCAGTTCTAATGAAAAAGTCCGTAGTGGTGGCGTTGGTTTTTAATGTAAACCTCAACCCATTTCCCTTACTGTCTAAGTCAAAATAACTCGTAAGATTACTATTATTGCTTGCGTCGTTATAAAGGTTAGAAATGATATTAGTAGAGCGGGCGCCTACACCATCAGAGTTATTAGCAGTAGCTTTAGCCGTGGTGTGGTCAACTGTACCAATCGAGCTGCTAGATGCCCCTGTTGGGCTTGGAACGGGAGGAGGGGAGCCTCCATAATTACCAAAGGGACTGCCCATACTATTAAACACAAAAGAGGAACTTGTAACAGTAGTTCCCCCTAACGTAAAACCAGAGACTACACCCGATGAATTTGTGTTAATGTAAAGGGCATCGTTAGTGCCTGAAAACCAAAGTATGCTAGAGTTTGGTGTATAACCAGTTCCACCATTTGCAATAGTAAAAGTATTACTAAATAGAGGTTGGTTATAGAGATATCCTACAATCGTATATGTATGAGTAATCTCGGCAGTTTGGTTCTCATTAAAAATAATTGCATACTTCTTTGAGTAATCGCCTTGCTTCACGAATACGAATGCGTCTTTATTTACAGGGTCAGATATATCCGTATTATCTTCTAGAACGACTCTCTTGGTATTCAATAAGAATGTGTTGTCTGCAACCGTAAGTGCTTTGACATCCTCGCGCGCATTTGAAACATCTAAATAACTCTCAGTTGGAGGTGTATAACCACCAGTCGAGCCGTCAATACTAGCTTCGCTACCCGTAAGAATATTCCACGCTTGGATTTTAGAACCGTCGTGGATAACCACATACTTCTCAGAGTCACTTCGATTGATAAAGTGAACAAAGCTATTCTCATCAATAGCCTCCTCAAGCAACCTAGCAATGTGCCGCGTGTTATGACGTTTCTTCAGTCCCTCTGCAACAGAGCTAAGAGCGTTTTCCTGCTCTTCACATTGGCCATCAAAACGAGTGGCATCAGGTTGCTGAGAGACGCCTTGAATAAGGTTAGGAACACTAGTGTTAATTAAAGCCATTAGTAGAGATCGTAGTTGCGGTTGATACCAATTCTGGATGCTACATCGTAGTTGTCAAATATAGTCCTATCAGAGCTTCCACTGTCGTAGTCCATGAGTGCTCCGTAGGCTTTGTATTCGTCACGAGCGATTAACGCTTCTAGCTCGCGGGAACCTACGATGCGTCCTTGGAACACACGAGAGGCACGCAGAGTGATGTAACGACGAGCTTGCTCTGGTAGAGAGTCCCACTCTAGGAGACGTGTTTGGTTCACTTTGAGATCCTTAGTGAACACTGAGGTGTTATTAGAGCGATCAAAGAGACTTAAACCGCGCTGTACGACATCTATTGAAGTGTCGATGGGGTCTAGCTCAAGGATGTCCTCTGAGAGAGTTATAGTGCCATCCCCAGCAGGGCTCAGGGTGACGTTTACTTCTGTGTTGAATTGCCAGCCTACGGACTGAACAGCACGACTAATCTCATCGAGGGCAGAGATAGCCGTAGCAGCGGAAACTGGGAGTGCGTTGGTGTTGCTGATGCTGTTCACAGGGCTTTCACCGATGTGTCCTAGCATCGAATTTACTGCTTCTAGTTTAGATGTCAGAGTAGGCATATTATTGTATAAGTTAAAAGGGGTTAAAAAGAGACCCCAAGGGGATTGTCCCAAGGGGTCTCAATGATTAAGTCAGAGCTTAGGCAGGAAGAACCTTAACCGAGCACTCAGGGCGTAAAACTCCATGCCCCATTGCGTATTTAGCAACGAACAGAGTACCTTGACGTTGGATTTGGTACTCGCTTTCAGTAGCAAGATCGAGGAGCTTAACAGTTCCGATAGCTTCCTTAGTACCTGCAAGGAATCCCTTAGCAGATGCTGTGCCGCTAAGAGCGGAGAAGTCACCGTTGTAGCCAGAACCACCAGCACCGAACACGTCGTTGTTTGCAGCGCCGTCGTCAGTTGCAACAGCAGAAGCATCACCGAGGTCGATAACGCTGTCGAGGTGGTTACTCTTGAAGAGGTTGATACCAGCGACCTGAGCGATCTTACCAGTTGCAACATTACCTACACCACCAGTGTCACGATTGATCGCAACGTTGTCGGAAGTGAGGAGAGTGTAGTACTGAGAAGGAGTCAGGATAGCGAAACGACCTTCATCTGGAGCATCTTTCTCGTCAAGAGAGCGAGCAACAGCGTAGAGCGAGTCAACAAGACCAGAAGCAGTGTCTGTAGTAGCACCAGAGATGCTTGTGCCACCGTTACCACCGATAGGAGACGAACCACCAGCAGCAGCGAAGAGAGTCTTCATTGTTGCGATGTCGAAGCGCTTAGCAAGAGCCTTACCGAGTTCCTTAGCGTAGATGCTACGGACGTCGTAGTGGTTCTTGAGCTCATCGATGTTGGCGATGAACGTCGAAGCAATCAGAACGTCATCGATAGTGATGATGCGCTCGGCATGCTTGATGGTTGATAGGTAGCTGTTAGAGCTATCCACGATGTCTTCACCAACAGTGTGGTATTTAGCATCAGCGACACCTGTAACAGGGAACTGAGCGGACTTACCAGACGAGATGGTGCGAACCATGTGCAGGTCTTTCATGATGTTCTGCTCCTCGAAGGTAGTGAGAATCTCCCCACTAAACACTTTGAGGAAGAGACTATCGACGTCTCCAGAACCATTTACTTGTCCCAAACGGGACGGACTTGTATTAGCCATTATATTATTTCTATTTTTGAGTTAGTTTACTTAGAGTAGCTCCCAGAGTGGGGACTACAGTTGGTTGTTCTTACTCACTTGGTTCACCGCTAGGTTATCCTCCTCGGAGGGCAAAGCTGTTACTTCTTGCGGATATGAACGAAATTGGTTTACTTCTTTTTTGGAAAGCCCTTCTTCATATTGGAATAGGCTTTATTGCTAACAGTAGATTTCTTCTTACTGCGAGAGATGCCGAGTTTACGGCGACGATTAATGTTTTTGTATAAGCTCATAATAGTTTAGCATTTCCATCTTTTTAGCGCCAAAGCCTTACGTGTGGGGCGTCCTTTGGAATCCTTCATAGGGCCTTTGACGCCACCCATACGAGCACAGAAGGATTTCTTACGAGAGCCTCCTTTGGGCTGTGGTGCTTTTAGATTGGAGCCAGTCTTAGAGTTGTAATACTTCCGCCCTTTCGCGGTGAGACCGCCTTTGGAAGATTTATGCTCCTTGCGGAGACTGACGCCTTTTCTTTTCATTTAGATAGTTATTTATTATTGGGGTTGCCCTACTTCTGTAGGTATTAAGATTGATCTGCTTCTGGTCAGCTCGGGGATTCTCTACGCGCTTCCACGCGCCACCTCCACCGTTCCAGATGAACAGCATGTGGTCGGCCGTAGGTGTAACCCCAGAGGCTTTAATGTGCTTTGCGTAGTGGCTCAGGACAGCATACGCGACCCTCTGGCCGAACGCTGGGTTAAATACGTCCGTATGGGAGGCTTTAGAACCAGTAATACGGTTGTAATCGTCTACCATTACCTTGTGGATCTGGTAGTGACCATAAGCAGCCCCGTTGTCGCCCACTACATCGTGAGGACTATCGGGGTAGACTTCCCACTGAGGGATTAACTTAACGAAGTCTTTAAGGGTTATTGATGTGTCCGCTTGGCAGCACCCGAACAACAAAAGGGATAGAACTATTAGTTTACTTAACAATGTTTTCTAGCTCGTTTACGTAGTCGAGGATGTCCCCGATGGTTTCCCGCTCAGAGGAGCTAAACTCGTGTTGGTCTAGCTCCTCGATGAACTCAGGAATCCTGCTTTGTCTCAGCGTCGCGCACCCACTCATCAATACGAGCGCGGTGCTTAGCGTGACGACGATTAGCGAGTTCTTTAACATATTCGGATCGTATCTTTAGAAACAGATTCCCGATCTTAGGGAACGCTATTAGCAGCTGAACGATAGTAGTGATCACTTGTCTTTAGCTTTGCCTACGTTAAGAGCGAGCCAGTCAATGACCTTGTAAGCTTTAGCCACAAGAGCGTCATCAGAAGGGGTAGGAGTAAGAGCAGCTATAGCAGAGGCGGCAGCTACGACGGTCGATGCGACGAGCAAGATGCCGTCTACATTAGCAACTAGGTATGAGATAATTTCTTTCATGATATTATTTATTTATTGTTTAAAAGATTGAGGAAACAGACATCCGCTTTTCAACTTGTTCACGATAAGCTGGATCACTGGCATAACGAGGATCACGCATAGCTTCTGTAACTTGTGCTGTAGAACCGAATGGCTTTACACCAGAGTCACCTGAAGTGGATCCTTGGACAAGAGCTGGGCCTTTACCGCCAGCCGCTTGGAACTGAGCATATAGACCTTTAACGGCTACACGAGCTTGCTCTACTGAGCCACCTTCAACAATATCGTTAAAGGCGTCGAGGTCGCCATCAGCTAGGTTCTCACCAGCCCACTCAGCCATAGCCTCGTAGTTACCAGCACCACCGATTGACTCTTGGATGGTAGCAGTTTGCTGAACAGACATAGCTTGTTGACCAGCGATGTATTGCTCTACGAACTCACGAGGAAGACCAGCAGCCTCTAGGGCATCAAAGGTCTTGTCGGACAGCTCACCGCTCTCAGCGAACTCACCACGAGCAGCATCAATAGCACCCGTGGTTGCCTCTGTAGGAGATACGTCTTCAGCTTTGGCTTCTTTCTTCTCGGCCTTGGGCTTGGACATCTTCTTCTGAAGCTCCTTGTAAGCCTTAGCCATATCTTCGGGGCTCTCGAACTTCTCGTCGAGCCACTCTGGGCGTTCTTCCTTGGCTTCTGGCTCGTCTTCTTTGAGCTGTTCTTCGATAGTCTCTTTGCCTTCTTTTGGGTCGGCTTCAAGCGTTTGGTTACGCTGGTTAGCTGCTTCTTCTTGCATAGCAGCTTGTTTTTCGAGAGAGATATTCTCCTCCTCGTTTACTTCATTGATCTGTACTTGATGTAGGTCAGCCATATTCTAGTTTATTATTCCTCTTCGGGAGCTTGTTCTTGTTGTACTTTCGCTTGGTCAGAAATAGCTTTGATCCCTGCTGGGCCTAGCTTCTCTGCCATTTGCATTTGTTGGGCTTGTTGGGCTTCTTGAGCCATTTGTTCTTCTGTCTTAACCAATCCATCAGTCTTAATACCGAGGGATGTAGCGCGACGTTTAAAGTATTCTCCGACACTCACATATTGAGCTACGGCTTCGGGGCCTACGATTTGAGCGGCACCAGCTAGGAACATATCCAGCTTCTGTAGATCGTGACCACGACCAAGGGCTTCTACACCTGTGATGATAACAGGATTGATGATGTCCTTGGGTAGCTTGGGAAGCTTCTTCTTCTTACGCATCACTTCCATGAGGCGATTAACCATAGGCATCTGGAGCTCCACTGAGAGCAACGAATAAAGACCACCGATAGCAGTCTCTAGCTCTTGTCCTAGCATACGGATCTCTTCTGCTGTCACACGCTCGGCGTTACGAACAACACCAGAGGTAAGCAAGAAGGCGTGTCCAAGGCGCTCTTCGATCTTTACGATGCTCTCTTGGACTACTCGAAAGTCATTGAACTTCTCTAGCTGTAGAACGGACACATCAGCAGCGTTGCCTTGGGCGATGGCACCATTAGGTGATTCAGCAAGTGTCTTGGCACGGGTCGTGCCGTTCGGATTTACGAGGAAGAGTACCTTAGCGGCGGCTGCCGAGCCTTCAACAAGAGCTCTTTGGAGGCTCTCAAGGGATTGCAGGTCGCCTAGATACTCTTCAACGTATCCTCGTCCATAGTCCTCACCGTCGATGCGGGAGAAGCGGAGTGGGATAAAGGGGTTCTTGTCTAGTGGGTAGAAGCCTTCACTATCAGGAATAAGGTTGCCGTTGATTTCTTGCCATACCTTCCAGCCATTCTCCTTGCGGCACACGGCGGTGAACAGGTTGACGTCGTTATCAGCTCCTTCACCGTCAGCGTTACCAGCAATGTCTTTCATCTCTTGGGAGAGGGACATATAGGATAGCTGTTCTTTGGTGCAGATGTAGAGAATGTTGCCCATTGGGTCGCGCTCTACGCAGAAACGATCTAGGTGGAACACGCGCATACCACCCTCTTCGGGAAGGTAGATAAGTGCATTACCAGAAATGATAAGGTGCTTGAGGGCTTCATGGAGAGCAGTGCGATAGGTCTCACGGCTAATCTCATCCATGACGGACTCTTCGACTTGCTGAAGGGACTTCTCGATCTCAGTCACTAGCTCTGGGGGAGCACCTTCTTGTTCAAGTCCGTGGTTGTCTACGTTGAGACGAAAGAAAGGGGCATTGGGTGGTAGGAGTGCTAGTAGTAATTTAGAAGCGAGGTTGTTCACTCCGCGAGCCCCAATGCCTTGAAAGGGTGTTTCTAGGCGG